AATGACAAAAGATTTCTTATGTTTGATATGTTAGGGGTAATTGAAAACTCGGAAGAAGTACATATGATGCAAACAGGTATGAAAGACTTAATAAATTCTTTTATTTTTAATAAACCTAAATTCTATCTACACTGGTATGTAAGAAATTATGATGATTTTTTAGATAGTGTTGGACTAAATTCTTTTATAAAAATTTTTTAAAAATGGTGGGAGAAAAAATAGAACAAATAATACAAGATAAAATAAAACATATTTTATCTTTAAATAAAAATATTGAATTGCCCGATGATTTAATTGAAACAGATAACATTGGAGAAGTTATTGAAAAATTATCAATATTGCACTGTCGAATGTGGTATTTAGAAGATACTATTAGTACTTCTACAGATGATTCTGAAATTGCGGAATTAAAAAGAAAAATTGATATTTGTTTTAAAATTAAAAGACCAAAATATGTTCAAGCAATCAATAGAATGTTAGAAACATCAATAATAAATGGAAAATCTTTAATTGAAGATTCTGTTAAAATTTATAAAGGAGTTAATAATGAATAACTATGTCTCAAGTCATTTACAAGGAGGTTTAGGAAATTACCTATTTCAAATTTCGGCGGCATATGGAATATCAAAAAGAGATGATAAAGAATTAAAAATTGATACCAGAGACATTTCAGTAATTCATAGTCCATTAGAGTTATATACAAACAACATTTTAAGAAATGTCCAATTTGGGGATGTTAATAATTTTGAATTTATTCATCAAACACAACATCTACCAATTAAATTTATTGATATACCGGTTATTGGGGGTAATATAAAATTAGACGGATTTTATCAAAATGAAAAATACTTTAAAGAATATCAAAACGAAATTTTTAATTTATATAAAATAGATGATAAAACAGAAAATTATTTAACTAATAAATACCAACCACTAAAGTTTGAAAATACTTGTTCAATACACGTTAGAAGGGGGAATTATGTTGAAAGACAACATTTTCACCCATTACAAACTATAGACTACTATAAAAACGCAATATCAATTATTGGAGAGGATGTATTATTTTTAATTTTTTCCGACGACATTGAATGGTGTAAAGTTAATTTAGATTTTATAAAAAATAAAATTTTTATTAGTGGAAATTTGGATTATCAGGACTTATATTTAATGTCAATGTGTAACCACAATATTATTGCGAATTCAAGTTTTAGTTGGTGGGGAGCTTGGTTAAACAACAATAACAATAAAAAAGTAATATACCCGTCACATTGGTTTACTAATGGACCTGATAGTGGTGAAGTAGGGGGTGAAAATTGGATTATAATATGAGAAAATATTTAATTACTGGTTCAAATGGTTTAGTCGGTTCATCATTAAAGAACATTTTGGGGGATAATCATATTTACCATACTAAAGATGAAGTTGATTTAACCGATTCTAAAAAAACCTTAGATTATATCACCTATCACGTTAAAAATAATAATGTTGATACTATTATCAACTGCTCGGCAAAAGTTGGGGGAGTACAAGCAAACATGAAAAACAATAAAGGTTTCTTTATTGAAAACTTTATGATAAATAATAATGTGATAGAATCTTCATTTAAAAATGAAATCCCGAATTTTGTTAATTTACTCTCTACTTGTATTTTTCCCGATAAAAATATAACATTCCCATTAACTCCAAATCAAATTGATAATGGAGCACCTCATTTTTCAAACCACGGATATGCATACGCAAAAAGAATTGCGGGTTACCAAACAAATGTAATTAAAAAAGTTTTAAACGCTAATTGGATATCAGTAATACCAACAAATGTTTACGGAATCAACGATAATTTTCACTTAGAAGAAGGACATATGATTCCAGGGATGATACATAGGGCTTATCTATCAAAAAAAAACTCAGAAAAAATGGTTGTTTGGGGTGACGGAAGTCCACTTAGACAAGTTATTTATTCTGATGATTTGGCAAAATTAATTATTTGGTCATTAGATAATTGGAAAAAAAATGATTCATTTATGGCAATTAATCCAATAGAACACTCTATATTGGATATTGCAAAAATAATTTGTAACAACCTACATATTTCAGATAATGATATTATTTTTGATTCAGAAAAACCAATGGGTCAATATAGAAAACCTGCAATATCAAACGCGCCAGTTGATTTTGAATTTATTGATTTAGAAATTGGTATAAAAAACACCATTGATTGGTTTATAAAAAATTATAATAATATAAGAAAATGAAAAAAATCGGTTTAGTTTTAATAGCAACCAATAAATATACAACTTTTGTAAGACCTTTAATCGATTCTGCAAGAAATTTTTTATTAAAAAACCATAAAGTTACTTACTATTTATTTACAGATTCGGATGAATTTAATGACTTAGGTGATGATGTTGTAATAAATAAGATTGAACATTTATCTTGGCCAATGATTACTTTATATAGATATAAAACTTTTTTAAAACACAAAGATATATTAAGTGTTGAGGATTATCTTTTTTATTGTGATATTGATATGAGATTTGTAAATGATGTTGGTGATGAAATATTAGGTGATTTGGTGGCAACAATACATCCCGGATTTTTAGGTGGTAGAGGTACTCCAGAACATCGAGTTGAAAGTACTGCATTTATACCTAATGAAGATGAATTAATTTATTATGCTGGAGGATTTAATGGAGGTAGTTCATCTAAATTTTTAGAAATGTCAGAACAAATTGATACAAATATTGATATTGATTTGAAAACAGGATTAATTGCCATTTGGCACGATGAAAGTCACTTAAATAAATTTTTTACAAAAAATAAACCAACTGTAGTATTAAGCCCATCATACTGTTACCCTGAAAGTTGGAATTTAAATTATGATAAGAAACTTTTGGCTTTAGATAAAAATCATCATGAAATGAGAAATTAAATTTTTTATGAAAAAGGGAGTTATATTATTTCATTCAAATATAAAAAATCTTTATTACGATAGATGGATTTCAAAATCTATTCAATCAATGATACACCAAAGCGATAATAATTTTATTTTTTACGAAGTGAATTATAATGGTGATAATTATTCGGTAATACCAAACGATTGTAAACTTGAAAAAAAGTTTTGGTCCAAGAAATTAGATAATTATGCCGATGCTATGAATTTTATTTTAAATAAAGCGTTCGAAGATAATTGTGATTATGTTTTTAATATGAACTTAGATGATTTTTATCACGAAGATAGAGTATTAATACAAACTAAAATTATGTTAGAAAAAAAATACGATATATTAAGTTCTAATTTTTACTATATTGAAGAAACAATTACAAATAATGGGTATGAAGATACAATAACAAAAGTTTTTAACATGACAGAATTTAAAAGTATAAATTCAGAATTTCAAAATGGTCATAACATAATAGCTCATCCATCCGTTTGTTTTAGTAAAAAATTTTGGGATAACAATAAAAACAGATATGATAAAAACGAAATACCTGAAGAGGATTTTAAACTTTGGAAAGAATCTATCAATAATGGGTATTCGTTTGGTATAACAGAAGAATTTTTATTATTTTATAGAATTCACAATAAACAAATTAGTAAAAGGAGATTAGAGGATGTGTATTAATTATTTTGATGAAAAATCACTAAAAAAATGGTTTGAAGATAACGGTGATAACACACACAGAATTAACTACGATTTAAATCAAAATTCAATAGTATTTGATTTAGGTGGTTATATTGGGGAATGGTCGGATAAAATTCAAATAAAATACGGAAGCAAAGTATATATTTTTGAACCGGTGTTTAAATATTTTTCAGAGTTAAAAAAAACATTTGAACTTAAAGAAAACATTAAAATTTATAATTTTGGTTTATCTGATAAAACATACGATACCGAAATAATTCATGGTGGGGCGTCGTCATCCTTATATTTAACAGATGGTGAAAAAGAAAAAATTAAATTAATAAATTTTGTGGACTTTATTAAATCCGAAGAAATTAAAAATATTGATTTAATTAAAATTAATATCGAAGGTGGAGAGTATTGCCTTTTAGATTTTATTTTAGAAAATAATCTACAAATACAAATAAATAATTTTCAAATACAATTTCATAAAATTTTTGATGATTGTGAAATAAGAAGAAATATTATACGTGAAAAACTAAGTAAAACACATATATTAACATATGACTATACTTTTGTTTGGGAAAATTGGGAAAAGAAAAAAAATTAATTGATATAATTATGAATGAAAAAATAACATTGGTAAAAGATACTATCGATATTGACGATATCAATAAACTGATAGATTGGTTAAAAACTAATCCAAGATTAACAAAAGGTGAATTAACAATTGAATTTGAAAAAAAATGGTCTGAATGGTTGGGGGTTAAATACTCAGTATTTGTTAACTCAGGGTCGTCGGCCAATTTAGCTGCAATATATTCTTTAATACTTTCAAATAGATTAAAAAATAATAAAATTGTTGTTCCGGCAGTGTCTTGGGTTACGACGGTTACACCTGCAATACAATTAGGGTTAGAACCTATTATGTGTGAATGCGATATAGATAATTTAGGGTTAGATATTAATCATTTAAAAGAAATAATTAAAAATGAAAATCCAAGTGCCATAATATTGGTTCATGTATTAGGTTTCCCAAATCATATGAACGAAATTCTTGAATTATGTAAAGAAAATGAAATTATGTTAATTGAGGACACTTGTGAATCTATGGGTTCAGAATATGACGGAAATAAACTAGGTACACTTGGTGATTTATCAACTTTCTCATTTTATTTTGGACATCATATGTCAACTATTGAGGGAGGTATGGTATCAACAGATAATGAAGATTTATATCACATCCTATTATCGATACGTTCACACGGATGGGATAGAGATTTACCTGAGGAAAAACAAGAATTTTTGAGAAAGAAATATAATGTAGATAATTTTAGGTCTCTTTACACTTTTTATTATCCGGGGTTTAATTTAAGAGCAACAGATTTACAGGCGTTTATTGGGTTAGGTCAATTAGAAAAATTGGGTACTATTGTAACTAATAGAAATAAGAATTATGAAAGATATAAAAATGAAATTAAAAGTTATTTTTGGAACATTTCGCCACCTAAAAACTCATTTATATCAAATTTTTCATTTCCAGTTATAACTAAAAATATTAAATCTTTAACTGAAGAATTAATCAAAAATAATATTGAATGTAGACCTTTAATTTGTGGTTCTATAAATGAACATCCATTTTGGTATGAAAGATACGGGAAACAAAATTTACCAAATTCAAAGTTAGTTCACGAATTTGGATTATATATTCCAAATAATCATCAAATGACTGATGATGAAATCAGTAAAGTAATTAACATAGTCAACAAACATATATGAAAAAAGCAATTATAACGGGTATTAATGGTCAAGACGGGTCATATCTTTCCGAATTTTTATTAAACAAAGGTTATGAAGTCCACGGAACTTTAAAACGAAATTCTGTATCAGAAAATCAAACCGCAAGATTAGAAAACGTATACAGTAAAGTTATTTTACACTATGCTGACATGACTGATTTATCGTCATTAATCAGTGTAATTCAAAAGATAATGCCTGATGAAATATATAATTTAGCTGCTCAATCACATGTAAGAATTTCATTCGACCAACCAATATATACTGCAAACGTAACCGGATTAGGAACGTTAAATTTATTGGAGTCAGTTAAATTAATAAAACCAAGTATTAAAATATATCAAGCTTCCTCATCAGAAATGTTCGGAAATTCAATTGATTCTGATGGGTTCCAAAGAGAATCTACCCCACTTAATCCGGTGTCACCATATGGGTGTGCCAAAGTCTTCAGTTATAATATTTGTAGGAATTATAGAAATTCATATAATATGTTTGTGTCTAATGGTATATTATTTAATCACGAATCACCAAGAAGAGGGACAAACTTCGTAACAAATAAAGTTTGTAAAGAGGCCGTTAAAATAAAATTAGGGTTAAGTAATGAATTAAAATTAGGGAATCTTGACGCAACAAGAGACTGGGGTCACGCCAAAGACTATGTTGAAGCGATGTGGATGATTTTACAACAAGACACTCCTGATGATTTTGTTTGTTCTACAGGAATTTCCCATTCAGTTCGTGAATTATGTGACTATGTTTTTTCATATTTGGGTCTCGATTGGAAAGAATATGTTAAACAAGACGAAAAATTTTTAAGACCTGAAGAGTTACATGATTTAAAGGGTGATTGTTCAAAATTAAAAAATATAACCGGATGGGAACCAAATTACACATTTGAATCTATGTTAGATGAAATGACAGAATATTGGATAAATGAATACTCAAAATAAAAAAATGATAACAATTAAAGAACACACAATTGATGAATCAATTATAAATAAAAATGGATGGGTGTTAGACTTAGGGTGTATTAATTTCGCATTTAGTTTAGAAATTAAAAGATATTGTGATAAAGTAATATGTGTTGACCCAAACCCAAATATTATAGAAGTACCTGAGGGTTTAATATACGAAAACTCGGCAATTACTCACGATGAAAATTTAACAGAACAGTCTTATTTTATGTATGATGATATAAGTGGTAATTCTTTATTAAACCCATCTAATGATACCTGTTTTTTACAGGGGGAACAAAAAGTTTATTTAACGACAATTAAAAAATTAATGTCAAAATATAATATTGATAAATTTGAACTAATAAAATTTGACATTGAAGGTTCTGAATATAAAATCTTAGAAGAAATAGATTGGAGTATTTCAAAACAATTTTCAATTGAATTTCACGATTTTAGGAGTATGAATCCTTTTTATCCAAATAATGAAATATATTATACAAAATTATTGGATAAAATAAAAGATACGTTTGATGTTATAACACACAAAAATACACATCATCCAGGGTTTCCTTGGGGTAAAGGACTTAATTATTGGGATAGTTTATTTGTTGAAAAACAAATTAAAAAATAATAAAAACAAAATGACAGAAAAAAAATCAAGAAAAAAACCTACAAATCAAACACCAAAACCAACAGAAGAAAAAACACAACTTTCTAAAAAAGAACAAATTCTTCAAATAATAAAAAAACCAAGTAAACAAAAATTTTTATCTGAAAGTCAGAGACAATATTACGATATATTGAAAACCAATCAGATTACTATTTGTGTTGGACCTGCAGGTGTTGGTAAAAGTTATATTGCAATGAAAGCTGCTCTTGATTTATTGGCTGACCCCTCAAATACCTACGAGAAAATTATCATTGTTAGACCTGCGGTTGAAGCCGAAGAAAAATTAGGTTCTCTCCCGGGTAATGTTGAAGAAAAGTTAGACCCATATATTTTCCCATCTTATTATTTAATGAATAAAATCATTGGTAAGGAGGCAAGAGAAACCTTAAAAGATATGGATGTTATTGAAGTATTTGCACTTGCATATATGAGAGGGATGAATATTGATAATTCAATTTTAATATTTGAAGAGGCACAAAATTCAACACCTAATCAAATGAAATTATTGTTAACGAGAATTGGTTTTAATAGTAAGTTTTTAATTTCCGGTGATTTGGAACAATTTGATAGACACAAGGATAAAACACAAACAGGTTTATGGGATGCGATGCGTAGACATAGTAAAACTGATGATATTGGTGTTTTTGAGTTCGGTCAAGACGATATTGTTAGAAATCCACTAATAACTAAACTATTAAAGAATTACGAAAACAATGAGGATAGGAATTGAAATTAATGGTGTTTTAAGGGATACATTAAAAAAAATACAACAAGAGTACGAAAAATGGTACATTGATAATCCATTTAAAGAGGAAACTGAATTTAAATATGAAGTTATAAGTGATTTGACAACTCTTAATATAAGGGAACATCTTTCTTTTCCTACCGATGATGACTTATATGATTTTTTATATAACGAACATACGATGGAAATTTTCGGACATTCCGGCTCGGTTGAAATGTCGACTTTCCAAGATTTTAATGAGTTTTATACTGAGATGAGAGATGAGTATGATATAATTATTGTTTCAGATGAGATTGGTAAATCTAAACCATCGTCTTTGTTTTTTCTTTCAAAATTTGGTTGTTTGGTTGAAAACTACAAGTTTTATAGTGAAATCACAATAAATTCGATGTGGAATTCAATAGACGTTTTACTTACTGCAAATCCTAACTTATTATTAAATCATCCAACAAATAAACAAGTAATTAAATTTAATACAACATACAATTCGAGTGTTAAAGTTGATTATGAAATTTCTTCTATGAAGGAATTAAAAAATAAAATTAAAGAAATATATGCTTAACGTACTTGGTGAAAGTTATTACATTGATTTTGATAGGATTGAAGAATACATTGACATGTCGGGTGGTGAAGAAATTATACTATCCGGTGGCAGTGATATGAGAATTAATATTGTAAAATATGAATTGATAAAAACTATGATTGAAGTTATAATCTCTGAAGATGCTGAGGTTGACGAAAAACTTGGTATTAAAAATTCTAACAACATTAGTGTCCCGTTCAAAATCGCATTCAATAGTCTTTTAAATAAAAATATAATAAATCATTATTAATATTATGGATAATAACAATTTAGAAAAAATTAAAAATTCAATTTCAAATCTTAGAAATAAAAAATCTAAGATTTATTTTATGGTACAAGATACCAAAGGAAATGCAAAGGCATCAGTTAAATACATTTACGAAATGGCGATGGTACTTAAAAATAATGGGTTTAATGTCATTATTTTACATGAAAAACCGGATTACACTGGTGTTGGTAAATGGTTGGGTGTTGAATACGAACAACTACCACATCAACCAATCGAAGGACAAAATTTGGAAGTTGCCCCTGAAGATTTTTTGGTTTTACCTGAGATATTTGGTTATGCAATGGACCAAATTAAAAACATTCCATGTGGAAGAATTGTGTTAGCACAATCTTATAGATATACATTGGAAACATTGCAACCGGGTCAAAATTGGGCTCAGTTTGGATTTTTGAAATGTATTACAACATCTTTAAAACAAAAAGATTATATTGAAAAAATAATGAAACAAACCACGTTTGACATTATTGAACCAATAATTAGTGAGTATTTTGAACCTCGTAAATTACCGGCAATGCCAATTGTTGCGGTTCATTCAAGAGACCAAAGTGATACAATTAATTTGATTAAAACTTTTTACTTAAAGTTCCCACAATACAGATGGTTCACGTTTAAAGACATGAGAGGACTTTCTGAGAAAGAATTTGCGGAAACGTTAAAAGAATGTTTTTTGAGTGTTTGGATTGATGAAGATAGTGGATTTGGAACATTTCCATTGGAGTCTATGGCATGTGGAATCCCGGTGATTGGTAAAGTACCTAATTTACAACCAGAATGGATGAATGAAAATAATGGTGTTTGGATTACTGATAAAACACTTATGGCAGATTACGTAGCGGATTTTATTCAAAATTGGTTGGAAGATAACATTAATACTGAAATTTGCGATGAGGGGGTTAAAACCGCTGATAAATTCAAAAATAAATCTTCATTCGAACAGAACGTTGTTTCTAACTTTGAAAGTTATATAACTCAAAGAGCGGATTCATTTGAACTACAAATAAAACAAACTAACTAATATTATGAATACAATATCTGTAATTTTACCTATTAAATCGTCATTATCTAGAGATTTCGCAGAATTCTTTGATAAGGCAATAAAATCAATACAAAATCAATTAGTTAAACCTGACGAATTAGTTATCGTTCATTCAACGGAAGAACAATTAGTGAAATTCTTAAATGAATACGATTTTGGTGATTTAGTTGTTTCTAAATACTCATGGACTAAAGAAACTAATTATGCGGAACAAGTAAACTTTGGAATTGAAAAATCTAAAAGTACATGGTTCTCTATTTTTGAATTTGATGATGAATATTCCGCAATATGGTTTAAAAACGCAAAAAAATATATGGAATTTTATCCTGAGGTTCAGGCGTTCTTACCGGTTGTTGTTGATGTTGACGATAAAAATGCTTTTGCTGGGTTTACCAACGAAGCAACATTCGCAGCAAACTTTACCATGGAAATGGGTTATTTAACCAATGAAACATTACATAATTATCAAAATTTCCAAACTGCAGGTGCGGTATGGAAGAAAGAAGTTATTAATGATTTCGGGGGATTTAAACCAACAATTAAATTAACATTTATTTATGAGTTCTTATTAAGATTGACTTATAATTCAGTATCAATTATGACAATTCCTAAAATTGGTTATAAACATACTAACATGAGAGAAGGTTCTATTTTTTGGAACTATAAATTCGGAGAAAATAAAATCGCTGACGATGAAGTCAAATTTTGGTTAGAAACCGCAAAGAAAGAATATTTTTTTGTTGATGATAGAGCCATAAAATATACACCCCAATCCGCATAATGGAAATAACTTTTTCAGGAGATACTGAGGAAGTCTTATCAAAAAAAAGAGGTCGAAAAACGAAAAAAGAAAATTATTTTGATATTAGAGAAGAGAATGCGGTAAGAGAATATCTTTTGTGTGACTCATCGGAAGAGAAAAATAAAATATATAATAATTTTTTAAGGTCTCCGTTAGATAAGATGATTTCTTCTATAATTAGAAGATACAAATTATATAGAAAAGATATGAATTTTGAAGAAATCCATACGGATACTCATTCTTTTCTTATGACGAAAGTAGATAAATTTAAGCCTTCTAAAGAGAAGAAGGCCTATTCTTATTTTGGAACCATATGTAAAAATTATCTAATGGGTCAAATTATTAAAGACCAAAAAGAAACAAATAGAAAAGTTTCATATGAGGATATTTCAAGTTCAATAGAACAAAGACCGGATATGTCATACAGAATTGATGATGAGGTTGTTGAAATGGAGTTTGTAATAAATAATTATGTAAACGAATTACGAGAATTTCTTGAAGATGAAGAACTAACGGATAATGAAAAGAAATTAGGTATTGCTTTGGTTGATTTATTTGAGAATTATGATGAAATCTTTTTTGGTTCGGATAATAATAAGTTCAACAAAAATATAATTCTTTTATCTCTTAGGGAGATGACAAATATGAATACAAAAGAAATTAGAACATCTATAAAAAAATTCAAAAAGTTATATTTATTCACACAATCAAAATTGAAAAATTAAACTTTAATATTTATTTATATGTCAAGACCACTAAGAAAAGAAATTAATTTTACCAAAGAATCAATACTTGCATTAATGCAAGAAATATACAATGAGCTTGTAGAACAACGAAACACTGCGATTAGGATTCAAAATAAAATGTTGACGATGATGAAAGAGGCTGAGGACATGATAACTATTGGTCCTGTTATTGAAAAACAACAAAAAATTGTTAATGATTGTGTTGAAAAAAAGATTAATCTTTCAAAATTACAATCCACAATATGGGAAAAAACTAATAACTCAACTGAAAGTTTTTCTTTATCAGATTTGGATGATGACTTAATACAAAATTTAATAGAAAAAGACATTTCCTCCGATGAGAAAAATTATAAAATAAAGTAATTATGCCGGATTTAAATTCAAGTTGGGACGAAGCAAACAAAAAAATTGACGGAATAAGTACCAATAATCAAGTTTCTCAAGATATTAAGCAATTAAAAAAAAATAAAGGAAATTCATTTGAGGGACTTATAGGAGATACTTCTACTCAGTTAAATAAAATAAAGGAACAACAAAAAAGATTCCAAAGAGATGTCCCAACATCTATGGACCAATTAATTGGTTTAATTTCAAAAACTAAAGGAGAAAGTAGCGATACTTTTAAATACTTAAGAAAAAAAGTTATTCAGGTTTTACTTAAAATGGAGCCTAGAGTAAAAGAAATTTTAGTTAAAGAAACTATTAAAACCTTAGGTTGTTCTCAAGAACAAACATATCCAACTTTAAAATTACCGGCTGCCGGACAAATAGGTTATATAAATAATCTAGCAACAGGGGGGATATATATACCTGTCGAATGGGTTGATTTTATGGGTAATTTAAAAATCAGACCGGATAGTACGATAGGTAAGTTTTTTTATGAAAAGCAAAAACCTGTAGATACTCAATTATTCATTCCATATGGTGGTACGGTAAAATATCCATTTAATAAGATGCTTAATCTTAGAATGGATAATAACTGGGTTGATAAAACTTTTGGTTTAGAGTACAGTACTCCTTACAATGGAAAATCCCAAACTAATCTTTTGGATATAAAATACACAAAGACAAATGAGTTTGGTGTTTCAGGTGATTATTTTAGAGTTTTTTTATTAGACAGGTCGGGTAATAATGCAAATTTAAGTTTTACCGGTAATTCTGTGGGTCAATTTTTAACGGATTATTTTGGTACAATAAAATTAATTGACCCTGTAAACGTTATTGGTTCGGTTATGAATTACGCATCTAATGCGATAAGTATTAAAGGTAAGGTTTCATATAAAAAACTTTCAAACGATGCAAAATTCGAAAGAATATTAACAAGAATTCTTGGTCTATGTGAAGATAAAAGAAGAGAGATAGATGTTTCGGGTGTTGCAAAGGTGTCGGATTTAGATAATGTTGATGATAGTTTTTTTCAATTTAGTGATGTTGAATTAAGAAATATTGAAAAAAAAATATCTAATATTCAATTAGGTATTGTAACATATGAAAGTTGTGGTGACGTTCAATTACCAGTTGATGCCGATTCAATATTAAATGATTTAGTTGAATTTAGAGATGCAATATCGGGACAGTCTCAACAAGAAATTGTTAAATCAATAGAAAATATTGTAGATAATTATGCGGATAACCCTTCTTGGGCTCCATTAATACCTAATGGAGTTAAAGTAGATATTCAAATTAATAAAAATTTTATAAAGGATTTACCAAAAGCGGTTGCTTCGGGTATTTTAACTCCCAAAATAATTTTACCAATAATAACGATGGTAAAATCACTACAGATAACCGCAAAAAATACGATTAATAGGGCAATATCAAGTGCTAATACTGCCATACAATCAGCGAATACTATTTCAAATGGGTATAACAATGTATTACAATCCGGTACAACAATAGGTCAAGAAATTAGTAATGTAATTGACGATGCAGTTGATTTCATTAAAAAGTTCAAAGATTTTGTTTTTTCTATGATTCAACAAATCAATGCAATATTTTTAGAAGAATTATTTGAAATTTTAAAAAAAGATATATTAAATTTATTAGATGTAATGATAACTGATATGTCAAAATCGGCCGCAGCAAAAAAATACACTATAATTCTTAGATTAGTTCAATTAGGGTTAATTGTCGGTCAATTAATTGTTGATTATAAAAAATGTAAAAGTTTAGTTGATGGTATTTTGAATCTTTTAAAGTTGATAAATAGTACTTTTGGGAACGATAATGGCATACCAAAATTTTTATTACCATTAACCGCGTTATTGCCCGGAACATCTCCTGAAAGAGCGAGATTAAATATTATAGAAGGGTTACAAGAGTTAGGTGTCCCGACAGGCCCAATGCCGGACGGAAGTCCCAACATAACTAATGTATTAGTCGATACGATTGTTAGAGGGATGGATAAAGAAAATTCTGAAAATAGTACAATAGATGCAATGGTTTTAGTACCCCCAATTACGGGAGGAATTTTAAAAGTTTTTGGAAAATCTAGATAATATGACAAAATTAGAATTAGAAACAATTGTTTCACAATTACCAAATTTAAAAAATTTACCAAATAATGTATTAATAAATTTCATGGATTTATTAACCACTGACTTTGAAGACACGAAAAAAAAATTATTGGAATTAACATATCATTTAGATAGTGTTGAGGAGTATTATAATACTATAATAAAAGAATTTGAAAATAGAACGAAATGACAAATAGGTTTTTTTATCCAAGCGTTGTTTTAGACGTTAATGACCCATTAATGTTAGGAAGAATTAGAGCGAGAGTTTTAACAGACAATTATAATGATATTATATCATCAGTTACTGACCCTGTTTGGAACGAACCTGTTGATATATGGACTGAAAGAGACCCATTTGTATTTTTACCATTATTACCTTATTTCATATATCAAGTACCAAAAAAAGAAGAATTGATATATGCGTTTTATTACGACAAACATTCTAAATTTAAAAGTCAGTTTTACATTCAGGCGAGTTTTTCTTCACCAACCTTTTCACCCGGTGAATTTTATGTTGGGGCTCAAAAAAATAACGGTATAGGTATACAATACAAAAATCCATTACCTTTAAAAAATAAAAATGGGACATATTCAAATCCTGATAGTAAAGGAGTATTTCCTGAACCTGGTGATAACGCTATTTTGGGTAGGGGTAGTGCGGATTTAATTGTTAAAGAAGATGAGGTTTTATTAAGGGCGGGAAAAACAACAGTACCAATACAACCAAATACAATACCTGCACCAAATAATGCAAGGGCGTATATGCAATTAACTAGATTTTCAAATATAAAAAATTTAGAAGATGTTAAGACGTACAATGAGGAAAATGAAAAAGTTGTTCTTGTAAAATATCTTGTTGAATGGGTAATAAATAACCCTGAAAATACTCAAGATAAATTTACCGGTACGGTTTATTTATATAAATTAAAACCTAATAAAAGAACAAATTCTAAAGAACTTAAACCGGATTCAAACATAGAGGATTTAAAATCTTTGGTTTTGTCATATGGTTTTAATGCGTTAAGTAAAAAAGAAACCGTAGATTTTATAAATAATTTTATTAAAACGTTGAATGACGAAGGTATGTTAAACGGTAAAAAAATTGTTAGTGAATCCCCGTTTCCGTTTTATTATAGACCAAATAATTTAATGTATGAAAAGTTAAATTCAACCCCAACACAAGGAGTTGGGCCTCTTTTAAATTCTCCTATTGTTATTAACAATTTAAGTCAAATTTTTAAGGATATTAAAGTTAATGGTTCGGTACCCACAAAAGGATATTCTTTAGTATATGCGAAGGGATTAACCGGAGAACCTTTTGATGCGGTTAAAAGAACCGTACCAATATTTAAATACGGGTCAATTCCGGTTACGTTTGCGTCTATGGGTGCTGACAAAATGGCGTTCATATCACACAAGTCAGAAATACCTGGTAAATCCAAAATAAATTTTGATGGGACATTATATGGTATATCTAATGACGTATTTACCGATGAAATAGAACCTAACACATCTAGTATGGTTAGAGGGGAAGAATTATTGGAATTACTTGATTTAATTGTTAGATTTTTAGTTACCCATACTCACGCATTCCCCGGATTACCACCGGTACCCGTAACTCAAGACGGGTCAAGTGTAACATCAATACTTACCGAAATGCAAAATGCGGTAAATAAAATTCTTAATGACAATATTCGAATAAATTGATATTTATATTAAAAGATATAAATGTCAGTATACAGGTCATATTTCAATAGAAATAATACAATAATTTCAAACTCTTCCACCAATACGGGTAGAAACCCTGTTACAGAATTAAGTTTTGGTGCGTCAGACTATCTAATACCTAGTTATGGATATTCAAGATTTATTTTCGATTTAGATTTAAATGGTTTAAGAGAAAATATTACATCCGGCGTTATATCTACAGGGTGTACCGGTAATTTAACTCACAAACTTCAAATGACAAATACCTCATCATTCGAGGATTTATTAAATACCAAAATGACAAATGGTAGAAGAAGGGCAACATCATTTAATTTAATTTTATTTAGAATACCATTATCACTTGTCGATGACGGAGATATTCAATACTGGGATGAGGGTGTTGGTTATGATTTTAACGAATTTAATTTGGCGGTCAACAATTCTCAAGGGGGAGGTTCACCATTAACTTATGTTGACGATAGGTCATTTTCTGCGAGACCATCGAATTGGTATAAAAGACAAACAATTTTAAATTGGAGTGAGCCCGGAATATACAGTAACACCAGCCAAGGAGTTGTTATATACGATGACTTAGATATTATCGATACCCAATATTTTGAATTTGGTAATGAAGATATTGAGTTTGACATGACAACTGAAATAAATGACATTCTCACCGGAGATACCGAAGTTTCAGGATGGGGAATTGCATATCAACCGGATGTTGAAAATATTACAGGTCTTACCGAAGCATATTGCGTTGCTTTTTTCACAAGACATACTCAAACATTTTATGAACCATATCTATTAACAACCTACGATGATTTAATAAAAGATGATAGAAATACATTCGTAAAAAATCAAACAAATAAACTTTATCTTTACTCATATGTTGATGGTGATTTGGTTAATTTAGATGATGAACCGGTAGTTTCTGTTGCAAATTCTTCAGGTGTCAATGTGGTTTCTAATTTGACTACTTGTTTAAAAACAAAAGGTATTTATGAAGTAACAATACCAAATATTTTTAATAGTTATTCCGCACCTTGTCAATTTTACGATACGTGGAGTAACATAAAATATAACGGAGAAACTCTTCCAAACGTAACAAACGAAATAATTTTAAGAGGAACATCAACAAAAATACAAATAGGCACAAAATCAAATGACCCAGAAATATTTGGATTTGATTTTTATGGAATAAAACAAGATGAAAAAATATTAAATACAGACATAAGAAAAGTTGGTGTTATAATTAAAAAGGCATATTCACCACAAGTATTATTATCAAATGTTAACGCATATTATAGAATTTATGTAAGAGAGGGAACAACCGAAGTTCAGGTACAAGATTGGACTGAAATAAATAGAACTCCGAATGAATATTATTTTATGTTTGATACAACGGATAAAATTCCTAATCAATATTATGTTGATATTAAAGTGAATATTAGCGGACAAAAGGATACTTATAAAAAACAATTATCTTTTCAAATTGTAAATAAAAAATAAAGTATGAAAACTACTAGATTAACAGAAACAGACATAAATCGTCTTGTAAAAAAAGTTATTAGGGAACAAGAACAAAGTGAAGGTATTTTTGACCCAATTAAAGACGCATACGCCGGATTAAAAGGTGTTTGGAGAGGGGATGGTTACGACTATTTTAAATATTTAAGTTCTTTATCGGGATATATGAAAGAATTAAAAAGATTGGATAAACCAAATCATAATATTATTGCAAAATTTCCTGACCTTAAAAATAAGATAACGTCATCAAAGATGGATAGTGCAAAAAAACAAAGAATAATAAGGGCGATAGATATGGCTGAAACACATTTTAACAAATACTCACAAGCCATTGATGTTATTGAATCTGCAATTTCAAAAAAAATAAATTAATATGAGAACAATTAGATTAACTGAAAGAGATATTAGTTCTCTTGTAAAAAAAGTATTAAACGAACAAGAGCACGAGAACTACATGTTCTTCTCAAATTTAGAACAAATGAGAAGGCAATGTGATATACTACTTAATGAATTTGAACCCCATATGATTGACGAGATTCTGTCTGGGGGTCATGATTGGGCGGCTGACCATATATCCGAAGCAAAAAACAATATGGACCAAGTATTTGATTTCCTTATGAATGAAAAAAGTCGAGTAGGAAATGAGGGCATTGAAATGGGTATGATGGAAGAATCAATTGAAATAACTGAAAAACAAAAAAAGAATACACCAACAAATCCGTCACTGTGGAAAAAATCATTATCTTGGGCTAAAAGTAGATACAAAGTTTGTCCTAGTGCATATTGCAATGGTGCCGCCGCAAAACATTATAAAAGTTTAGGTGGTAAATGGAAGAAAAAATAATTTACATATTTAGACACTTTACCCAAAATCCATATATTTATATATATGGAAACAAAATATTGTAAAGAATGTTGTGATTATAAACCCATTAGTGAATTTCACAAATCCCAAAAATCACTATTGTGTAAATTCCACCACAATTTGTTTGGTAAAGAATCTAAAAAGAAATATAGACAAGACCCCAAAAATAAAGAGAAAGAAAAGTTAAAATACCAAGAAAGAAAAATTAGATTGTGGGCTAACTTTTTATTAAATTACTCAAAATCAAGAGATTGTGAAAATACATTAACCGTTGATGATATTATAGAAATATATAAAAATCAAGAAGGTTTATGTTATTGGTTTAAAGTTCCTCTAATTCCATCCCTAACAAAAAAACATCCTCAACAACCTTCATTAGATAGGATTGATAGATTTAAAGGATATACTAAAGAGAATATAGTATTATGTTGTTATGCTGCTAACATAGGTAGAAATGAAACAGATGTTGAAACTTGGATAAACTTTGTTGACGTTTTAATAAATAAAACAAATAAAACTGAAGAAAAAAATAATACAGAAATTTCTGTATTAGAAAAAAAATTAGATGATATTGATGATAGAGACGAATATGTAATATATGATGAAAATTTAAATAAGACCGTTGTTAAAAATCTAAACAAATATTGTAGAGAAAAAAACATAAGTTTTAATACATTAAAATCTTCAAGAAAAAAAATAAAAAGAACCCCACAAAAAGGAATGATAATTTTAAATAGAACTAAAGGTGAAGAACTTGAAAAACGAATTTATAAAGTAATATCTCCTGATGGTAATGAATATATTTTACCATCTTTGAGAAATTTTTGTCTTGAAAACAATTTAAATGATAGTGGATTACATAGAGTTGGAAAAGGAGAGTTAAAACATTTTAAAGGTTGGAAATGCGAATACCAATTAATATTGTTAAATTAAAAAACCCCTCCAAAAGAGGGGTTTGTTTTTTTACTCTGCTTCCATAATATCCAAAACCTCTAGTTCAAAAATTAATTTTTTACCGGCCAAAGGATGATTTGCATCAATTTTAATTGTTTCTTCCGCAACATCAACAACGGTAACATTAACCGGACCCATTGCACTTTGAGCGTTTAAAACATCGCCAGCTTTAACACCCTCAGGAAATTGCTCTTTTGGAATGTCGAAAATCATTTCTTCTCTATATGGACCATATCCATCTTCCGGAACAATCTCAACAGTTTTTTTATCGCCAACTGACATATCAATTAAACCATTTTCAAAACCAGGAATTAGTTGTTTCTGTCCTAAACTACATACAAGGGGTTCTCTACCCTCATTTAAAGATGAATCGAAAATTGTTCCGTCATCTAATTTACCGACATAATTTACGGTTACGGTGTCACCATTTTTAATTTTACTCATTTTTTATATATTTGTTATAAAGGTAGTTGAAATTATTTTTTTAATCAATAAAAAACCTTACATTTGTGTTATGAAAGAAAATAAAGTTGTTGGATACATACCAAAATTATTATTTAGGGTTTATTTAAACCTAAAAGAAAAATTTGACCCAAACCCTCCACCAAAGGAAGAAGAAATATTTTGTGTTGAAATTTGTGAAAAACTGATAGAAAATACAAATTCAAAATTAACGATAGCCCCAATATCCAATAAAAGATTTATAAAAAATGATGAAAAAGATATGTTTATCGTAATACACAATAGACAAATCAGCATAATAAATCACGTATATAGTTATAACGTTTTTATTGAAAGCGATTCATTATACAATAAAATTGTCAATGGTTTTGATAAAGTGGTGGAAGAAAAACGACAAGATTTGGAGAATGAAATAAAAAATAATATTAAACACTCTTTAAAAAATATCTTAACAAAAGTTACTTCTTGAATTGTTCGTTTAATACCTTTATAACTATATCTCTAATAGATTCATTTTTCTTGGATTTCGGTTTATATGAGGTCATTTTTGGTTTGTTCCCCGTACCTGACTTATTATGTGTCTTTTCTGCAGTTCTTTTTTGTTGACACGCACTTCTTTTTTGTGAATCTGTCATTTTTGACGCAACACCGGCAGCCCTACATTTAGGGTATCCTTTATCTGAGGCATCCGGTCTACCACACGGGGGATGACCTCCACCCTCTTTTTTGCGACATATATTAACCCAAGGACCTTTTGGTTGACTACTACCTTTTGGTTTCTTTTTTGTTCCAAACCAAACACCCAAATCTTCCTTAACTAAATCAGATTTATGTCCGGGCGTTCCTGGTGTGGTATCTCCCATAGGAATAAAACCATTTAACGGATTTCCGTCATCATCATTTTGTCCGAATGTTTCCGAGGCTTTTCTTGAAAGTTTTTTTGTTAATCTTTCTATTTTATCCACCTTCTCTTTTGAAATATCTAAAGAACCGTCATAACTATCATATGCTAAAGTTGGATTTAAATAGTCGGAGACTCTAATATTAAATGGTTCCAAAGGTTCTTTACCCCAATCAAGAGGTGCGAAGCTTATTGGATTCTTAAAAGTTCCGGAACTCCCTGAACCGGTTGCTTCCCTTAATGATTTTTTTGTTATATATTTCATCATATAATAAATATACAGAAAATAAATTATGACAACAGGAACAACAGAACCAATTGGATATCTTTTTGAAAGTATTGCAATATATGAACCATCCGCAATTTCAAAATTCATTGATAAAATGACACCGGAACAGGCGTTTTACGTTATAACACAAGCATTACATATGGCATATACTAAAAATATATTTTCAATGCAAGAAAGTGAAGTATTATCAAAATCATTAAGAGTATTAACTGAAGAACAAAAAGAAACCCCCACTGAGTAATGTGTTGGGGGGTGTAAATTTATAATAAAATCTTATTTGATTTCCTAATATTTTCGTCCGCCCACATAGGTTGAAGATTATCTAAACTCCAACACCTCATAAACTCATTATCCCCGATTTCTTGGATGTTGAAGGAAGATATGGGAGTTATATGGTCTATATGGAATTCTCCGTAATTTTCCCATGTCATCCCCTCTGTAAACTTACTTTCAATGTGTTCGATTAAGTCGTAAGGAGTATATCCCAAAATTTCAAAATAATGTCCGTTTTTATTTATGTTATTTTCTTTTAATACCTGATATATTGCCGTCCTGAAATTGGCGATTAGTTTATAGAGGGGGTCATTCGCTTTCCGAGTTCTTTCGTAGTTACGTTTAACTTCCCGGATTTTATCAATATTCTTCTCTCGGTATTCATCCATATATTTTTTTCTGTGGTCTTTGTTTTGTTCGTACCAATTTTTGGATTTTTCTGACATATAATCCTTATTTTTTTCTCTCCATTTTTTGTCTGCAATCTTTTTACCGCCAATAAATCGTCTACCCGAAGGTCCCAAATTAACGCCATTATCTCTTAAAGTATTTAATACGATTGTTTTATGTATTTTCAGTTTTTTACTTATTGTGGGGGAACCTAATAATTCTTCATTATATAATCTTAAAATCTCTTTAGTTTGTTCTTCGGTTAAAATTAATTTTTTCATAATTATAAATATACAACATTTATCCAAAAAATCTATTATTATTATAATAAATAAAAAAAGGAGACAATTTCTTGTCTCCTTAAGTGTATTTGTAAGAGTTTGATTATCTCAATTCTCTTAAATCAAATGTTCTAACACCATCAACAGTAATTCTTCCGTAAAAGCGATTATTTACCATTTTTTTTGCGTATCTAGTCATGATACCTTTAATTGGAGTAAAATTAAACGGATTGTACATAGTTGGAGTTAATTGTAATGGTACGTACGGTGCGTAGATGTAACCTGTATCTAACAATGACGTTCCTTTGTGTCCCATTAACACTGTGTTTGGTGGGAAGTAAGGGTCACGATAAACTTGGTAACGACCTGCTAAAGTACCTACTCTTTCAATACCCATGTTGTATTGGTCTTGCTCAGGAGCTGCGTTTGATACGTGGAAATATTCCAAATCATCAAAAATTGCACTGATTTCAGAAGAAACAACTATCCAGTTTGCACCACCCCTCAAAGTTGATTTGTGGATTTGAGCTGAAATTTGGTTGATTGCGGTAATCAAAGTTTGGTTCCAATCTTTTTGAGTGTATGGAACTGCGTTACCACCTAATCTCTTCCATCCGTTGTAATCCCAACGTAAGTTCCAAGCAGCACCTTTACGTAAATCACGAAGGATTTCACGGTCGATTTCCGCAGCAACTTGTTCTGACAATAAAGCGGTTAATTCGGCCTCAGCGTCAATGTTGTGGAATGCCGCAACGTCTTGAGCCATTTCAGGAGACCATTGAGCTCTTAACTTTCTTTCAGTTACAGAAACTGTAACAGATTGAAGGTCAAAAGAAACCTCACCGATTTTATCTTCAAATTCCAAATTCTTGTAAATTCTGTAAGTTGCGTTAAACGCTCCAGAAGAAGTACCACTTATAGTAGTTGTTGTACCTGAATAACCATCAAGTGAGTTAGACCCAACAGAACAAGGAACTTGTACATCAGCCTCAAGATAAATTATACCCTCAGCAGAACAAAGATTATCATAAACACCACCACCTGTTTTATCATTAGGGAATGTAGAAGTTGTTTGAGTACCATATTGAACGATACCTTTACCATATTTTTGAGTAACAACTCTAAATAATATGTTATTGCTACTTCCCAAACCTGAGAAAGCACCTGTAGCACTAGGAGTAATTGTCAAATCTGCCAAGAATGATTCGTTGTCCATTGGTTGACCATCTGGTCCAATCAATTTACCTGCACCACCTGAAGCGAAACCTGACATTGCGATTAATACTTTTCTGTATTCACCCGCACCGTAACCTGAAACCGCTAAAGTACCGCCTGTCCATACTACAGTATTCAATGTTGCACTAATTGCTGAAAATTGACCTTTAGAGTAGTCAAATAAACCTGGAGGGTCTAAAGCAGGTTCATTACCTTCATAGAATCTGTCATACAAATCCTTATCTGTGTTCCAGTTGTAACCTGTACCAGGACCACCTGAAGGTCCATTAGGTGCTCCTATTGGTGAATAGTGTGCATTTGCAGTATCGTATCCCTGAATGTTAGGTACAAAGTAGAACAATTTACCAATTGGTAAGTTCATAGCTTGTACTGAAACGATGTCGTTAGCCAATAACTTAGAGAATACTCTACGTACGATTGGGAAAACAACAGTCTCAAATGAACCTGTTTCAGATGTTGATGATGCTTCGTTTATCAAGAATGATGCTTGGTTTTCGTATAACTGTGCAACATTTTCTTTTAGGTGGCCTTTAAGACCTTCAAGGAACCCTAATTTGTCCCATTTGTTAATAGTATCTTCTTTGATAACTTTAAGGTGCTTAAGACCGATGTTACCAACGAGACCTGATTCTAATAATGCTCCCATTTTTATTGGTTTTTTGTTTTTAGTTTATTTTTTTTTTTACAACATTTTA